GCTGTTAAGCATTTTCTCGTGGGGCTGGGTTTTCACTGTCACTAAGCGGCACCTAGGTACCGCGCCGTGGTTCGGGCAAGCCGTGGCATCCCGTCTTACGCTAGCGCGCTAACAGACTTCCAACCATCGCACGACGTCATCCCAGCATGGGGCTGAGACGCGCCGGAGCGTGGTGTTGACCCTCACGAACCGCCATTGCGTGACAAAGCGAGGCAGGCGGAACCTCACTCCACCCCCCCCGTTGACGCCGTATCTGCAGCGTGCTCACGGGGTAGGATGGACCCACCAGACGGCACATTTGGTGTGCCGCCGGGACTCAGACCAAGATCGCGTAGCCGACGCCGTAGCTCAGCCAGTATCTTCACGAACGCGTAAACGGAGACCGTGTTCTCAGCAGCTGCATGGTGGACCTGACCGTCGTTGAGACAGAGGAACGCTTCGAGCTTATCAGCCTTGTCAGCCGACACGCCAAAATCGCCATCGTCCGACAGCGCTGCATAGTAGAGCGCACGGGCCTCACGGCGATTCGCGAGAATCTGAGGATCGTGACGCATGCAGAATAGAGTGAAATCGCGCAAGGCGCGCGCATTGAAACGCTCCATCTGCTTTAAAGCCGTGTGGTACCTGCGGTCTTGGCGGCCACCGCTGAGCATGGGCACTGACGTCGCCCTATCCAATGAGCGCGCCTGCTCTTGCGCGCCCGTGATGACAGCTTAACTGCCCCGGACCGAACACCATCACACCCCCACAACCATGGCACTGTCGTGCGGACGAAGAGTGGGGCAGTGTGCCGACAAGCGGCGAAGGCGCATGTGTAGATGCATTGAGTTGGCCCTAGAGATAGCAGTCGCCAGGGTGGTATCCATAGGCGCTTCCCCGGGTTGCCCATTTTTGGCTGGTTAAACCATGGGCGTTATGCCCACCAATAAGTGAAGTAAATAAGATAGCCGGCAGGCGTGCCAGCTGGTGGCGAGAGGCCACCAGTCCAAACAGCACCATCGTTACCGTTGGCCTCACCCGCTACCCCGAATGCAGAAAAGCCAGGGGGAGTGGTGAATGCCAGTAGGAGGCTGATGGTGCCGGTCGGACCATCGACCGTTCGTGCAATCTCGAAGCCGGGGGAAAAAGCCACCGGGAATGTGCTAGTGGCGGAGGGCGTGTAGTAATGCCGGACGTATGCTCCTGCATTCGTCGACGAGTACCAGCGGAGATCCGCCCCGGTTTTGCCGATGGGTGGCGTTATGGCAACCGTCAGCTCCGTGTAAAGCCAAGACATTATGTACTGGTTGTTACCGGCTGTGCTCGTTTTGGTCAATACTGAGCCCATGGAATAAACTCTATAGTTCGGCCTAATCTGGTTTTCTAGCGCCGAAACTCGAGCAGCAAGGGTCGCCAAGGACGATGCCGTGGCAGTTGTGCCCTCAAGTGTGTTGGTGCGATAGAGGAGGCTCTGCACAGTTGAAGTGTGGTCAGCCGCCCCAATTGCACCTCGAACGACCTTTGGGTTCTTCATGCTAGGGCGATGATGGCCCCCTCGGCGGCCTCGCCGAGGTACTTGCCACCGTTGATGAGGCCCTTGATCGCCTTGGCACCCTTGATGCCGTGATATGCCACAGCCATGCTGTTCAGAACAACCTTGCCACCGTTAGTGATAGTGTCCGCAAGGTTTTGAAGCTTCGCCGAAAGGGGGCCGTGACCGCCGTGGTTTTCCACATGCGTCGCATTGCTGGCGCGTTGCGACAGTGTGGAGTTGACCTGCACGGTGATGGCCTCACCATCGCGATGAGTCACAGAGGGTTCGGAAAAGTTGCGCTGTGTGTCATGGTAAAACTCTACGTTGCTACAGATCTCTAGCTGGAAGTCTTGGGTTCCAGGGCCCTTGAAGTAGAGCCTGGTTCCATGGATGCCTGCTGGGAGAGCGGCGCCGGCAGCTGGGGCAGCGCCGAGGCCGAGAAGGCTGAAGTTCGTGGTAGCGTCTGTGATAGGGATCCAGCTGATCCCGCTGGGGTTGACGAACGATAAAGTTGCACCTGCCCTGACTGGGACGATGGATATGGCCTCCGAGCCGCCGCTGGCGGCGGCGCCGAGGGTGAGGGCGGGTGCACCGTTGCCGGTGCCTCCGTCTGCTCCGTGTGGCTGCCAATAGTGGTAGAAGACGCCTCCCGTGTTAGTGTACGATGCAAGTGGCGTAATTCGGACACCACTTGAGACGACCCGTGCGTTTGACGCAACAGGGACGCTGGCGGAGGCGCTGTAACCAGTGGCAACAGCTGTTGAAGCACCAGTCCAGTCAGGTTGAGCATTCCGGAAGACGATAGGCCACGGCTCGCTTGTAGTCCCCTGGGGGATGAACAGCTCACAGCCACTTCCAGTGCCGTCGAGGCTGACGACACAGGTGACACGTCGACGGATAATGCATGTGGAGGTGTAAAATGATGCGTTGGTGATGCCCCGAGAAGGAGCTGCTCGGAAAGGGTCTGCCACCGCATTCACGAACCGCCTGGCTGTAGCGTCCAGAGTGGTACGCTGTGGTTTAGCACGAACAGTTGCAGGTTGGCGCGGTGCCGAAGCAACCGCCTTCTTGACAGCCGCGTTGAGTTGAGCCTGTGGTAGGGTAACAGTGACCTGCTTAGGCCCGCTGCCACCCTTATCCTTGGCTTTCTTCTTGCGACCGTTGTTGTTGCTGTTCGGCTGCTTCCACTTGAGCTTCATGCTGGCCCACTTCGTCTGGTGGGGCATTTAAAAGGGCCGCCGTTTAATTAAACCCGACGCATCGCCCTAGGGTTCTACGCCAATGCCCAGTTTTTCCAGCCGTAGCAAGGCTCAGCGAGCCCGTTGTAATCTTGTTCGGACACCAGGAAGTTTAGGAAGTCCAGGCCCGATTTGGCCTTGGTGGGGGCCCTGCCCTCCACCGTCCAGTCAAGGTCCCTGACCGTGTAGAGCTGGACTATGCGCCGCTCATCAAGCCTGTTTGAGCGTATGTTGCGCATCTTCTCGTCGGTGGCGTCGCCAATCCCGTAGGCGCACTCCATCCAATCGAGGAAGTCTGTGAGCTGCGCGCACGCGCCCTCGTCATAATAGTACATGTTGAGCAGGCCGCACGCCCGCACGTAATCGTCGTAGGGGTCCCCTTTCGACTTGTGTAAGAGGCTGCACATCGCTTTGCTGCTATCTGTTGGTGCAGGGACAATCCACTGACCGGCGAGCTTGAACTTTCGGCTCAGGAACACGAGGTCCTTGAGCTCGGTCCAGCCATCAGTCTCGAACGTTATGTTCCAGCCGTGGTCCGCAAAGGCGCGCCGCATGACTTCCTCAGTGAGAACGGCCCTGCCTTGCTGCGTAGCCACAAAAGTGTTGTCGTCGCCGTACAAGGCAGCAGCGATGCATTGCATCATGTGTTGGTAATCAGGCTCAATTTCCCTATCGCGGCAGCCGCGGATCCAGGCGTACATGAGCGTGATACCAAGCGCGAGAGTGTTGTCGACGACGGTGTTGCTAGACCCGCTGTTGTTTCCGTGCTCTTTCTGGAGCACCTCACCATTGGGGCAGACAAGGTAGCCGCGAAACACACTGTCGTACACGTAGTCGAGCTTTCTCCTGTTCTTCTCGGTGCGCATCTTGTGCGACATGCAGTTCCACCGAAGCTCCTTGACCGCTGCGGCCATGTGGCATTGGTAGTTGGCGTCAAACCTGCTGACGTCCATTGCTTTGCCGAGATTCGACGTATTGCGCAGGCTGCTATATAACTCCTGCCAGCCAAGACCAAACGGGTTGATGCCAACTTGGCTCCAGCACTTCCCGTGCCACTCGTAGAACCTGTTGTTCTGCGCCAGCATTATGCTGTTGCTGAGCAGCTTGAGCTCGAGCGGAGCGCCGCTGATTTGGCGCACCTTGCCAGCGTTGACTTTCTCATCTGGCAGGACCTCCTCTTTCGGGAACACGTTCCAGAAGCAAATGGGTTTGAGCCCGTCCTCCACGTCCTGCCTGAAGCAGTCCATGTAATCACGGTGCTTTTCCCAGCACTCCTTGTTCGTCGTGTACATGCAGTTCCACGGGAATCCTGGGCTCCTCGCGTGGTCCATTTCGGCGAACACGTCCTCGTAGTCGAGCTCGGTGTCTGTGTAGAGCGCGGCACCGAAGTGCATTTTCGCCCACTCCTGCGCGAGCTCGAAGTCAAGCTGCTGCTCGTCGCCCAATATTATGTTTGGGCCGCCGTACTTCCCGATTGCGTTGTATGAGGCCTCGAAGTTGAGCTGGCTAAGTTGGTAGCCACTGGGCTCTGGTAGCCCCTTCTCCTCCATGTACTCTCTTACCGCCTTGCTGTCCTTTCTGCGGTTGCTGTTGGGTGTGAAGCGACTGAAGGTGTGCACATGCCTGAGCGTCTCAGTGCACACCTCCTGTCGCTCGAGCCAGCCACGAGGCGTCCCCTCTTGCAGGAACTTGTCCAGCGCAGCGGGAAACTGCTTGTGCGCACCCCCGGGGTGCGCGGTCGCCTCTAGTTTTTTGGCTCGGGCTTGACGGCCTCAGCCCAGCATGTGATGCCGGTGAGATCCAGGGCGTGGTTGGGCTTGCCGGGGACGTTGTACATGTGCCAGCCAATAACCTTTAGCTGGCTGTTTGCCTCGGTGCTGCTGGCCAGCAGCAGTGACCCGCAGTCGCCACCCTGGGTGCCGACGTCGTGCTTCCACAAGTCCACCTGCACCTCCCTGCCGCTAATAGTTAGCGCCTGCTTTGTTTGGCCGAGCAGCTTGCAGGGCCCGACGGCCGGGCTAAGGTCGTCGTTAAGCTTGACCAGCATACACACGTCCTTGTTAAGGCGGGTGATGTTTGTGGCCTTCGCAATTTGGGCTTTGCACGACGCTAAGCCGCGGTTCGGCGCCCACATGACGTCCACCATGTCCTCACCCGCACGCTTGCAGTGGGTGAACTCGGACAGGTCGTAAACGAGCGTTTTTGCCTCCCCGTTTGGCAACAAGCCTTCGATGCGGATCTTTGTGTCGCGCTTGGCGCGCGCCATGAGCTCCGCCCTATCCGTGACGCGCCCTAGGACGACGTGGCAGGGAATGAGGACTTTGCCGCCTGATACCAGCCCATTTGTCGAGCGCTCCCCGCAGTGGACCTTGACCATCTTGATGTCCTTGATGTTGACGCACGCCGAGGCATTCATTGCCTCGAGCTTGGCGCTGGGCCAGCTCCCGAACGTTATGTCCGTGAGCGGGGGGCTTGTGCTTGCGGCCAGGTTCTCCTCGAAATCCCGCTGGTCTCGGTCCTGGTACCCAGCCCAGTGCATGTCGCCCTCTCGCACTTCGTCCTGGCGTTCACGCCATTCCTCTTTTGTCTCCCACATCTGTTTGTACTGCTCGTAATCGTCGTCGTCGCCGATGAGTTGCTCATCATCAGCTAGCCGGTGGAAATCTTTCCAGTCTGCATCCCTGTCCAGATAGCTCCAGGAGAAGCCACCGTCTTTGGCCCTGATGCGTATGGCAAAACCATCCTCCGTCTGGTAGATGTCGATGAACTTGCCTTTCTTGACGATCCTGCCCTTGAAGTTCGAGTCGAGGCGCTTTATGTCAGCGGCCTCCTTGCTCTTACACTCCAAAACTTCTGCCTTTTCGAGATCCAGCAAGAATTTTGCGAGAGACCGCATTGGCTTGTTGATGAATTTCTCAACGTCGACGATCTTGCCGCTGCCCTGGATTTCGGCCACCTTCTTTCCGATGGCAGTGCCGATGAAGCTGGCTGCGACCTCGACGTCGACGACGCGGTCTACAATGCCCTCGAGACCGGTTTTTTTGTGGGGCCTCCTGAACACCCTCAGCAGCCCCGAGGACGGCGGCGCCATTAATTTTGGCGCGCTCGACTTCGGTGCCATCGTAGAGTGCACTAGTGTTGCCTTTGCCCACCTTAAGCAAGCCACACGCATGGTTTAGCTTCGCGGAATCTGCGTGTGACGTGAGAGCAGCACGCACACTGCCCTCTGGCAGGTTGTTTAGCTCCTTGGTGACAGCCGGCTGGAGGTCGCCAAGCCGTATCTCAGGGTGGTGTTTGCCGCGAGAGAGCATGCCTTTTATTTGCGTGAACCAACCTGCGTCAGTGTTGTAGCTAGTGTCGTTCTCTAGCTTTGTGCAGCTACGCCTGCGCCAGGCGTAGATTGCAGCGAGGCTGGCGCCGACGCCAACCATAAGATAGGCGCCCTCGTGGTTGCGGCCGTAGCCGAGACCACGCCTGCCGTCGTTGGTCCTAAGGCCCCACAAGCGCATGTGCGCAGCGTTGGGTCGGAGGACCAGGTTGCGAATGAAGGCCTTAAACTTGTTCTGCCAGCGCGCCCAAGACGCAGCATAGCACCAGGAGTCCCAGACGTCCTGGATTTGCTCAAAAACCGGGTTCCAGAGCGTCAAACCACCGCTGAACCTCTCAACAACGACGCGCGCGGCAGCGAGCCACCCGCGCATCGCCACC